TCCCGTGAGGTTGAGGTTACTGTTGAGTTCCGCCACGAATTGCGGATAGGCCCAGACCAGAAACCGATTCGGTGCAACTCGCCGGTTGAGTTCGTCTTGACTGACCATCTCCAGCGCGCGGTACATGAAGTCGCAGACGAATACGCCCAACTGACGCGCTTCGGGCGCCAGCTCGACGTATCGCGGGAGGATGTAGAACGGAATCCCGCTCTGCACTAGCGGCGGCGGATTGCTCTGGTTGAAGAGGAAGCCGTTATCTTGCGCGAACGGCGTCTCGAGGATGAGCGTGCCGATGCCACTGGCCGGGTCAACGTAGGCTTCAGCGATGCGGTACCAGGTGAGTGCGACCTGCGGACGGAACCAGAGGCCGGTGAAGCCGTCAGGCCAATGGTAGAACTTGTTTGCGAGACAGGTGGCTAGGGCTTGAGAGTCCAGTAGAACGGTCGGAGTGTCGAGATTGACTGTGACCGTGCCGGAATTGATTGGTGCCGGGAGGTACACCTGTCCGTACTGACGGAGATGGCGGAATTTCGCACGAGCCGCAAGCTCGGCGTATCGCTGCCCGACCCATTGGGCGGCAAGCTCGTATCCGGAGTCGAGCCCCAGATTCGCGACAACCTGCCGCGCAACTTCTCTGACAGCGATCGCCACAATGTACTACTTCTTTTTGCCTTTCTTGGGTGCAGCCTTCTTCTTCATCTTACCTCCAATGATGGCGGGCGTCGGCTTGTAAGCCTGATCCGTCCCCATCGGTCCTTTGCGATTCATTTGCCCCAGTGGTCGCCCATCTTGCCGTGAGCAACGGGGCGTTTATTTTCTTTCATCGGCTGACCGAACAAACTCGGGGCGTTCGTTTTGACCTTGCCGTATTTCGTTTGAATTGTAGTCTCGCCACTGCCGTCGCCCCGATTTTTGGATGGCGGCGATTTCTTCTCCAACAACCGCTCAATCGTCGCGCTGACGATACTTTTTGCCATTAGCTCAGCGCCTTCCCGACCTTGCTAACGATGCCCTTCTTCGACTTCCCGGCCTCAGACATCGCAATTGCGATCGTCTGCCGCCGCGACTTGACCTTCGGGCCTTCCTTCGAGCCGGAATGAAGCGTCCCTTTCTTGAACTCCTTCATCGTCTTCTCGACTTTGCCCTTGGCCGGTTTCTTAGACATTATCCTTGCCGGGTTTCTGCGTGGTCATCGTGCCATAGCCGCGCTTGGCAACACCCGTCCCCGCAATCGGCCCAGATTTCTCGCCAATGCGCGGGATGATGTTCTTCGCCGGGATGGCGACCTTGCCCTGTTTGTTATCGGCCATTACGCGGTGTTCAGGACGCCCAGCATGGCGGTTGCGCTCTCCGCGAACATATGCGCGGAAGCCGTGCTTTCAACCTTGGTGCAACCCTCAACCAAACAACCCGATGTGGCGATGACGCCGCCCGGAGCCGAGTTGATCGAGAGCGCCTGTGCGGGAGTTGCCGCGCCACCTTCAACGTTGTTGCCAATGAACAAGCACTTGCGAAATACGAGCGATGACTGAATGCCGCTCGCGCCGATTGTGACCAGCAATGTGCCGGTCGAACTCGTCCAGGTAATGATGGTGCAGTCCTCGAACACATTGCGCACGGTCGAGGTCTTCAGTTCGACTTCGCTGGAGGTCGTGGTGCGCTCGATGGTCGAGAGGCCGATGTAGCAATGATAGAAGGTGTTCTCGCCACCGCCACCGGTACCGTTGCCCTGAACAACCAGCGACCGCATTGCCGCGTTGCCCGCGCTGGTCGCATGGCCGCCGCCGCTGATTTGGCAGTTGTTGAAGACGTTGTAATTGCCCGTCACGAGGAGGCAGACAGCCGCCTGCGTGGCGTGGTTTCCGCCGTTGAACAATTCGATGTTTTGGAAGACGCAGCCGCTACCGCTCACCTGAATCAGCGGCGTGTAAAGATTGGTCGAGGCGCCATTCGAGATGTGCGAACGCATACCGCTTGCGCCGGGGCCAGCCAAACCGACGAGATGAGTCTCGCTGTTGGCCCATACCAGTCCCGCGCCGCCTGATGCGATCTTGGAACTGAAATTGACCGAGGTCGGTCCGCCCAGCACGTAGATGACTTGATTGTAGCCGCTGGTGGTCTTGCTGTAGGCGTAGTCGAGCGTCTTGAACGCCGAGGTTACGCTGAGCCCGTCATAGCCGTCGTTGCCGTTGGCGCCATCGACGAAATATGCCGGTGCGCCCAACGCCGGCGGGATGCTCGGCGCGACGTTCGGATATGGGAGCACAACACCGCCGAAGCTGGTTATGCCGTTGGGGAAATTCGTCAGACCCATGCTTTTCTCCTTGGGACACCCTCGGGCGTGGGAGCCGTTTCCGAAGCTGCCCGGCGGACTCTCACCGCCGCTTACCCGTTAATTAGAAGCCGACCGAACTCCCGTAAGTCCAGCGCCAGTCGCCGACGCGCATCGCAAACCGCTGATAGACGGTATGGTCCGACGCCTCGATAAAGGGGTCATCGAAGGTGCGCGCGCGCGGACGGTCGCGCCACATGAACTCAACGTCCGACTCCATTATCGGAGCCGATAGCGTCCAGTCCTGCTTGCGGGTCATGTAGCGCACGACGCCCCAACTCAGATCGTCCTCGATAATCGAGTTGGTATCGTTGTTCGCGGTTCCGCTCTGGCCTGACGAACCGAACAGCACTCGCGCGACGTACCGATTGCTCGGATGAATCATCACGCGGGTAGCCGCCATGTTCTGCGGGCGGCTGCGTTCGTCGTTCAGGAGGTCGAAGTTGACCTGTCCGGCCTGTACTGCGGTCTGCGACAGGGTAACATCGGGCGAAGGCCGGTTGGCCTGCGTGGTGCCATCCAAATCGACGTGCGCGGTATTGTAGAGAGTCGCGTTGTCGTAGCCGGTCGCCACGCTGAAAGCGTTGTTCGGCCATGTCGCGAAGGCCTGCACTTCCTGACGGAAACGATTGCTGCGGCCCATGTCGGTCCACATCTCGCCCATCACGCCGTACTTGTCATCACGCCACATTTCCCAAGTCACGCTGAACAACTGCCCATAAGGCGTCGCCGTAACTTGGAAGTTCGGCCCCGGAATCGGCAGGTCAGGAACGAACTGCTGGCCTTCCGGCTTGTACGGCTGCTGCCCCATGCCCGAAATCTTCGATGAGATATACGGGTTGGTCTCCATGTCCACGCTCTTGATCCAGCGCGGCCAGAGCCGGGGATATTCCTTCCCGACGTTGACCAAGTAGGTCTGGAAGCGCGTCGAGAGCAGGTCGCTAAATGCTGAGGTTACGGCCGGCATCTATATCTCCTTAGCTGTAAATCGTCTGGCTGGTGAGGATGCGGACGTACACGCGGCCATTGACGAGGCTCTTCTGGTCTGGGTCGTAGCCCATGAGCTGAAACACCGCGTTCGATGTGCCAGTGCCCATGTAGTAATTGCCACTCGTGCTATCGAGCAGGAGTTCGTAATTGGTGCCGATCGTGAAGTCGGAAGGCTTGCCAGTGCCGAGCGCCGCCGTGCCCGAGGTCGTAGTCGTATCGACACTGACCACGAACAGAACGGGGTCGAAGGGCAGAATAACCGGAGCATCCGCAGCGGTTACGCCTGTCGCCTTCGAGATGGCGATACCCGCGATGGTTGGTGCGGTGTTCGAGCTGATAATTGCCATGCCGCCCGATGAGAACTTCAACGGGGCGCCGACGACGTAAGACTGGCTGGCCGCTTCGGCGTAGTGCCAAACGAAAGCGTCCTGCCAGCTACCCGGAGTCGGCCCCTGTACGATGGGCTGAATGTTCGATGCCATTAACGAAATCTCCTTGCATCAAATCCCGGTTGAAGCGTCCGTCCATCCGGCCCAGGCATCGAGCCGCGGCGCAAATCGCCTTCCGTGAAATTCGTTCGGTTGGGGTTATACTGGAATGTTTCGGTGTGCCCTGCGGAACCGGCCATCCGACCCATCAAGGGGTCTTTGCCGAAGTCGCCCGCCACTCCGTGCATGGTATTCGGCAGCCCGGCGCGACCGAGGCGCTCGCTGGCGTAGACGACCGAGTTCTCCTCGACCGCCATCTGGTTATCGAGCTTGCGCTGATCAGCCATCTCCATCTGCTGCGCCATCTCTTCGGTCTGCTCGAACAGCACAGTGTCGCCAACCGCACGCAGAGTCGTGCCACCGGCAACGTCATGGCCCATCAGATTCGCGGCGACGGGGTTATCCTTGCCCTCGACAGGCCGCAGTCCGAAGCGCTTCGCATCGGCGTGCATCTGCCGAATATTCGCCTTCGCATTGTCGGGATAGCCGTCTGCCGCAGTCAGAAAGACGTATCGCTTACCGGGCTCGCGGTTCTCAATCGGGATGAATCCCGCCGAGTCGAGTTGGCCTAAAATTTCATTGTCGCGTCGTGCGAACTTGGAGGCGTCCAGCGGCTCGATACCGTCGCGAGCCTGCCGCGTCTCGATTTCTTCCTGCAATTCGTCGGCGACCTTGCGTTCGGCTTCGTCGCGCTCGTGGCCCGCAGGCAAATCCATTGGCTTTTCGCCTTT